TTATATGAATAATTAAATCGGCCTACAAAACTTTTACGTCCCATTTCAGAAGAAGCTCCATCATTTTTCATTGTTTCCGTATTACCAACAAACAATTCTTCAATAGAAGGAGTTAACAAATCTTCCCTACTTGCAGACATCCAATTACCCGAATAATCAATGGCTTCATACAAAGCTAAAACAGATAGTGAATGATCTTCGGCAAATGTATTATCATAATTAACCGAAAATTGACGAGTTAACATTTTACTACGATCATCCCGTTGTGTCAATTGAGCTGAATTTCCAAAACCTCCAGCATTTATATATGTATCACTAGCCACATCATATCTATAAAAAGTCGAAGGTCTGTTAAATAGTTTTACATAACTAATTTGATCATAATAATTTAATAAAAATTTAGCAGAAAGTCCTTTTTATAATCGGCAAAACGAAAAGTACGAATTTTCCAAACGAAAAGTACAAGAAGAGACGTTCGAATACTCTTTAAATGAAGTTCGAACGTCTCTTTTTCATTCAGTTATTTTGTATCCATTTGAGAGATCACACATTGAGTTTAAACAAGACATCTTTACCACCTTTAATTAGATCACAAGATGATTCCAAATTATTTTCATAGATATGAACATTTCCGAGATTAAGAGTAATTGACTTTAAAGGCAAATCAATAAATCTTGAGATCAAATACAGGTGATAAATATCGGATGGCAAACCAAGATTAGCATCGGAACTACGTTGATATGCAGATATAACCAGTTTTCCTTCATCTATTTGGAACTGTATTAGGCTTAAACAAGGAGCCTGATTACTTTCCAGGCCTGTCGAACCTAAAAATAGCACATAATTCTTACTACACCTTTTCTCCTTGTTGATCTTTGTTATGAGAGATGGTAGTTTTTCAAAATACGTTGGATAACTATTTATAAGAACTTGCCCACAATAATCCCACCAATTTATACCGACATTTCGATACTTTTCGACATTTTTTTCTCCCTGCATGAAAAGTGTTAACTCATTTCTCAGTTTTTTTCTGGCAATGTTGTGACCTTCAAAAATATCAAGTAGATCGGCAGGAGTTAATATTAATTGTTCATTTAAAAGATACTTAATGTTACCTTTCTTATTACATTGTATATTACCGTGTGTAATGATTTTATCCAAAATATTATGATACTTATTCATTTCAACTTTAAGATTTGGTTATTGGGATTCGAAAAATATAAGGTATATTTGCAACCTCTGACTTACATAAAGACAAAATGCGACACTTCGCGACTGAAGGCATAAAGCCCCCGGTCGTGCGGAGTGTCGCATTGTTTGTTAATATGTAGGTCAGAGAACTATTAACAAACCGGGGGCTTCTTTTCTTCCCCCGACGTTTGTTCATGAATTTAATTGTCAGGGTTGTTCCTGACTATCCGTATGAGCCGGATCGGTTTTCGGGTTTGCCGCCTTGCCGAAAGATTCGGTGACATCTTCGATAAACTTACAGGCGACGGCTTTGATCTCTTCATCGGTCAGCCCGTTGTCCTCCGACAGTGAAAAACCGATCACCCCGGTATTGGAGGCATTGCAAAAGCCCACGCAGACATCCTCGTTCATGATTTGCCCGGTAAATGATCTGACCTCGTCCTCCTTGATGGAGATGGCGTATTTGATCCGGAGCAGGCCGTTTACCTTGGATACGCCATTCTGGTTCGTGTTCTTGATTTTCATTTTATTTCCCTTTCTTTTCCCGTTGTTCAACATCTTCTATCAGGTCGCAGATTTGCCCGAATACGCCGGCGGCAAGGCATTGGGCACACACCTCTTTGATCATGGCTGCATCTTCGGCCTCCATGTCGATTATCCCACCTCCGGCAATCAATTTCTGACTGATCTTGTAGGCACGCCATTTTTCTTCGCGCGTCATGCGGAAGTCGGAATTTCCGGCGAAGAACAACAGTTCCGCCAGTTTGTCTGAAATAACGATGTCGGTTGAATTACCTTTAAAATCTTTGACTGTCCGATTAAAATTTACTTTCATACTTGTACTTTTTTTGTTTTTATCCATTGTTTTTATTCACTCCAATATCCGGTGATAATTCCGCCCTCCACGATCAGGCGGATTTTATCAAGGTCCGGACTGCCTACCGTCTTGTTCCAATTGACCCCGTTATGATAAGTGTAAGTGCCGTCCGCGTTACGGGATTGGATAACCCGAAAGCTTTTGGAGGCACAGACATCGCTGATCAGCCCGTTTGAGGTATCGCGCACGTCCACCGGACCGACGAAATATCCGGCGTATGTCATTCCATAAGACGGGTAAGTCAATGCCCCGGTCGAACCGTAGATGGCCGCCCCTCCCATGTTTGATCCGACCGCTTTCACTCCGAATCTTCCGGTTGTGGCCGCATTGAACGCGACATCCACGACACCTTCCGTGTCGGTGGTCGATACACCGAGCTTCAAAGAGCGGGAATCGTTGGCAAAGTAGTCCCTGGCTTTCCAGTTCAGGCGACCGCTATCGAGCGTAAACCCGCCGATAAACCCGGTAGTGGCATCAAGCCTCCGGACTTTGATAAGGTCCGTGTTCAGGTAACCGCCGATAACGATCGTGCTTCCCAGCTGGGCGGCTTCCACAGCGTCTTTGTAGGCAAGCTCTCCAAGGTCTGACAGGTCGGCCTTCCCGTTGATGGCACTTTGCAGGCTGCTGTTCAGGGAGGAAAAAGAGACGGCCCCTTCCAGGTTGATCCTGTTTGAATGGATAGTCGTGCTTCCGTAGGACTGGTTGATGTAGGAGATGATCGTATTCCCGTTTTCAAGCGTCTTGCTTGCCCACCATGTATTCCCGTCCGCTTTGGTGATCCATCCGGCCGTCTCGATCGTGTTGTTGATGTAATCCACCCGTTTCACTTGTGCGCTGATCCGGTCACCCAAAACGGTCAGTTCCGTTGTGATTTCGTAATTGAAATCTTTCCATTCATTGAAATTTTTCAATCCGCTGGAACCGGACTTGACCCGAAGGTTTCCACCGATTTCCCCTATTCCCAAATTGAAATAACAATTGCCATCGGTCGACACGATCCTGTCCACCGTAACCCTGCCCGGCAACACCTCCGTAAATCCGTAAACCGTCACGAACGAACGTGCCCCGTCAAACTGGCTGCCCAGCAAGCCGACAAGAAAGTAATAATAGCTTCCTTCATCCATTCCGTGCGGCGTTTCGGATAGGAGGAAATTCCCGTTCTGGTTGCTTTTGCTACATTTGGCATAAAGATACATTTTCCCGAAGTCACCCAACGGCGGACTGATGTAGACCGGAAGGTCCCAGTATTTGTACTCGTCGGCCTGGTGTTCGCCCTTGATTTCAGAGATACCCAGCGTCATGTGTTGCAGGATGGACTTGGGAGCGGTGAACACTTCCGTATCATCGTTGTAAACAAAGCCAGGTTCCACCGTCTGCGGGTTCGTCCGACTGTCTACAAACCGAAATTGCAAGCTTTCGTCACCGACCAGCAGTGACATGGTGCGCACCCAGATCGGGTCGATCCCTTTCGAGTAGTTGTCGAAGGCCTTCTCCAGCATTTCCTGTGCCTCGATGGCATCACGCCAGCGACGCTTGGTATAATTCAACGCGCCTTGATAACGCCCTTCGTTCTTCACCTCGTTGCTTTCGATCTTTCCCAGTTCGGATGAGACGAACCCAGCCACAGGCGTGTTTGACAGTTCTATTTCCGGGCTGTACGGGCGGTTGATATAATCTTTGATTCCGATGATCCGGATCAGGGCGCCATCAGGTTGAAACTGGGTGTCACTAAAGAATATGTAACCGCCCGGCAGTAATTTCCCTCCGATCTCCATCCATCTTGTTTTCGACCAGATACCGTCCAGTTCGCCCTTGAACGTAAACGTTTCCTCCTCATGTTCGTACATGTATCGTACCATCTCACGAAACATATCCCAGGAAGCCCCGGTCTGGGTGGCATCGTCTGAAACATAGGCTTCAGGCAGTGATATATTAAATACGGCATATTTGTCACCGACTGACGGACGACGGTTCGCATTCGGTATCACGGTCCCGTTCTTTTGTACCGGAACCAGGCTGAATCTCCTCTGGGCATGTATATAACCCGTTAAAGATTCTTGTGTCTGTTTTATTTCAAATTCCTCGCCTGTCAAAGTTCCACTTTGAAATATAATCACCGCTTTTTCTCCGGGGATGCGACAATCGGAATAATCCAGGGATTGGGGGATGGAAGAATCCGTTATGTCATACAGGTTGCTCTCCGCATCGACCACGGTCACCCCACTGACGGTTCCGACCCTTGAAGGGTAGATATGAGAGGCGTCATAACTATCCTCGTTGTTGTTCAAAAGTTCCCGATCGGCACGTACGATATATGTCCCGTCTTCATCTGTCCGATAGCGTCGTCCCTGGTATTCCAGTTCTTGGGATTTGGGCAGTAACAATGTCGTACTACCGTAAACCGTCGGATCGATATTTCGTTCTCCGCCTTCGGCGTGAAGGATTGAGACCGGCCTTTTGTCCCCCTGGTTCTGTCTTCCCACTCCTGTCTTAAAACCGTTTCCACGCCCGTACGAGAGGGGAAGCGGATCATCCTTGAAACGCTCTATTTTCCCGAAATTGATGGTTTTGCCGATGGCCTCAAATTCCGTATCCCATTCATCGGAAAAGCGTGCAAGGACGTCCAGACAAAATTCGTGGCTGAAAGCAAGTGTCTTTTCCGGGGCATCGATACAGGTTCCGATCGTCCATCCCTCATCAAAAAGATTCATATTGTCAACCAAAAGCTGTAAAAAAAAGCGAGGCTTGCCGGTCAGGGAGAATTTTAACCTGTGAGGCTTTGTCGACAAGTGCTTGTATTTGGTCCCGCCAAGCAGTTCCAGATAGCTCCCCAATTCAAGGGTGTACTCCAGATTACGGGTTCCGTGCTTGGTGAAGTTCTCAGGACGCCAAAGCGTATAACGTTGTCCCTGAAACTCTATATAGCTGTACAAGGGAACTTCAACATGTTCCGAGAGGGAATAATAAAGGAACACCTTGTCTCCCTGCCGGATGGACCGGTAGCGATAACTGGTATCGTCTACCGGGATATCAAGTATAAGCTTACCTGTCTTATCGTAAATTGTCATTATTTTACATAGTTAAAAATCAGTACGTTTTGTTTAGATTAGCTCTTAAAATAAGCATTCTCCAGTCTATTATATTTTACTACCAACTTGCAATAAAGTCCATAGCCTTTAGGTCATATTTTCCATTGATATATATTAAAACACTCCACATACCGTCAGTTCCATAGTTGACTGTAACCGTATCTCCGGAGATATTTATACTACCGTCCCAGGTTCCAGAAGTTGATTGTTCCCCATTATCCTTATAAGTTACGGTATCTGTATTGTACCATTCCCTGGACAATTTGGTGCTGGACTGGTTTATGGTAATCGTTGTTGCTCCTTTTGTCAATATTCCTTTTGTCATGGCTGTATTGCGGTAAGTATCACGGTAGTTGCCACTTATAAAACGATATGTATGTGTCCCTCTGTAACCATAGAATTTAGGGTATTGCCCTTTCCACCCAACATATACCCCGTCCACCTCGTTGCCATGATCCCAACCAGTTGTTACACTTGTCGATTGTACGGATACTCCCGTTAACGTGACGGTAACATCCTTGTCATAACGTTTGGCAAGCCATTTGCAAACCCCATCCTTTACGGTTCCGACTTTTTTCCCATCCACAAATACGTCCGGGGTTCCCTGATTACAATAAAGGACATATTCTATCTTTTTCTTACCCATCATGGCCCTTATCATAGTTCACCTCCTTTCAGAAGCGAACTTTTTCCGTGGATTAAGGAGAATTCACCCCCCCCCCGTTTACATTAATTAACAGTTTTGTTTTCATACCGTTACCTCCTCCCTTGAATTCAAAATTGTGAACCCTTGAACCGGCGTAACAATGAATTCTTCTTTCTCCGGATAACCGACCATGTAATCGTACGCTTCGATTTCCTGGATAGTCGATAACGAATGGACATTTGCTTTATGGGTCTCCGTTACAATCGTACACCTATCGGCATAACGTTGTATCTTCGCAAGCATTACACGTGCATCTTGCAATGCTGATGTTGCAGTTATGCCAGCTATGAAGAACGTAATATTTGACTCTCCTAACAGCTCGGCCGCTTCAATGCTATTTTTATAGTTAGCCCGGACATCAGGGGGCAGCCATGTAGAAATACCGTTTACTATAAAGCCATTCACCGCACCGGACCGGTCATATTCTATAATTGACCATATTTTCTGACTCCGGGCTGTTTCCACCGGATCGGGAACCGGAATAACCGGTTGTTCTTCTTTGGAAGTGAGTGCCATATTCCAACACTCTATCTGTGACGCATCTGGATGGTCATTATAAAACTGTTCCTGCTCTGCATTAAGCAGGAGATATGCTTCATTCTCATATTCTTCAAGTGTCGTACCTGTCTTGAATGAGGGTTGAAGGACTGTTTCACGATGCCAGAACCCGTTTTCCTTGTGTATATAAACCATAACTATAAGTTTTAATAAGTCTATTATT